CGTCATCCTCGATGATCAGGAATGCGATCTTGTTCAGGTTGCGGTTTATCGCGAGGGCCGCCCGGAGGACATGCTGGGCTTCGATGCGAACAGCACTTTGTCGCGCCGCATCGTGAAGCCGGTTTTTGAGGCGGCGCTGACCTATGAGGCCGAGACCGGTGTCATCGAAGTGGTGGCCAACACGCTGGAGGACCGGAAGGACCTGACCTCCTTCATGGCGCGCGATCTGCTTGGGATCGATTTCCAAGAAAAGCATATCCCTTTGCGTGAATACAACCTCAGCATGCTTCTGAAGCCGTTCGACTTTGCGACCGATCCCGAGGACGGCATCATGGGCGTCACCGTGAAGGAATTGCGCTTCATGGAAGTTGGCGAGCGCAACGAGCGCATCACGCTGGAATCCATGTCGGGTGCCGACCGGTCTATCTGGGAAATGGCCGAACGGCGGATTGGCTTGGATATTGGCGGCACCGGACATGTGCTGCCGGTCGCGACCGAAGTGCCGGAATGGGTCATCACGCGCGCACGGTTCACGATCAAGTTCCACCCGGGCGCAAGCGGCGGCCGGGGGAAATCCCTGACGCTTACCGTCACAATGCCGCATGGCTGTAGCCTGAAGGACATGACCCCGCATGAACGTCTGATCGGCGAAAAGTATCTGCGCCATTGGGGCATCCTGACCGACACTGCAGATATCGGTGACCTCATTGAGTAAGCGGGCAATAGACCTGTTGTTGCAGGTGATGGAAACCCGTGCAGCCAAGGTGCAAGGGGCGACATTGCGGCAGATAGCGCCTCGAGCAACGGACCAGTTGCTCGCGGCCAAGCTGCTGGTGGCGTCTGGGATTATCCCGGTCGTCACTGCGATGGACAACTTCGAGGACGAGCCCATCCCGGCGGAGTGGTGTCCTGAGCGCAGACAGTACGGCTATCTTAACAGTGTCGGTCGTTGGATCTGTGTGGATGCTGACGAAATCGCGGCCTTGGCGATTGATTACCTACTGCTCTTCGCCAAGATGCTGGTCGGTTTTGAGCGTGCTGGCCCATCGCGTCCGACTCCGTTGATTGACGGTGTCGCATGGGACATCGGCACCATTCGGCTCAAGGGCGCGAAATCGCCGGTGCCAGTCTGTTTCTCACGACGCCTGTCTGATCCTGCCGTTTGGGAAAAGGTCGGTGCCCTCTTTGAGCGCAGGCCGCCTGACGAGGTGCGTGTGATACTGACATCGACCCCAGGTGATCGCATCCCAATGACGGCGAACAAGCGGAACATCGTCGTCAGCATTGCTGATGTGGCCAGCGCACCTGGTAAGCTCGCGATCTCGCCGCAGGCCGTTGGGATGCGTGTGTTCCCCGGACAAGCGCAGCGGCGGTTTCCCATCGACCACTCGGAGGACTACGGGGTCGTCTATGTTCATCAAGAGGAGTTCAAGTTCCGAGGTCTACGCCATCGAGATTTCCTGGCGATCTTGTTCGACGCATATTGGTCTGGAAGGCCAGTTTGCAGAACCATACCCAAGCTATCCAATGCTGGGTTCTCGGAGAAGACCAATTGCCTTTCGAAGGCATTTAGCGGCCGGACCGATTGGCAAACTTTCATCAAGTACGATGAGGGCAATTGTTGGATTGAAGCTCCGCCCATCTAACCTACTGGAAACAATAACAACGGCCGCTCAAACGAGCGGCCGTTTTGCGTTTAATACTCCCCTACCATTTCCCCTACCGTTCCCCTTCAGAAGCCCTCCCACGCCCTCTGCCATGTTGATCCCGCAAGTGTTCGCAAAAACCCCAAGGAGGTTCACATGGCGCTAAGACACCTTTCCCAGATCGAGTTGGCGGCTCGCTGGAACATCTCGCACCGCACACTGGAGCGGTGGCGGTACACGGGCGAAGGCCCGAAATTCATCAAACTCGGTGGCCGGGTTATCTACCGGCTCGAAGATGTCGAAGGCTTTGAGGCCGAGCAGATCCGTGGCTCTGACCACGCGCCCCACCGTCCGATGTCGGCGTAAGGGAGAACAGCATGACGATTTCGAACCACATCACCCTCGCCGATATCCACCGAATGCCGGTTGGCCAGATCGCGGCACTGCCCGCAGATCAGCTGGCAATGCTCAAGGACGCGGCCGATCAGCAGTTCACCCAAGCCAAGACGGTCGCGGATTGGCTCGACGGTGCCATCTCCCTGAAATACGCCGACCGCGCCATCGAATGCCGCGCCGAGGCGGGCAAGGACACGGGCACAATCCGTTTTGAAGATGACGGCGTCACCGTGATCGCCGACCTAGCGAAACGGATTGACTGGGATCAGGCAAAACTCGCCCAGATCGCTGAAAACATCGCCTCGGCTGGCGAAAATCCGGCTGAGTTCATCGAGACCACGTTGAAGGTGTCCGAGCGCAAGTACACGGCACTTCCGGAGTCCTGGCGTAAGGGTTTTGAGCCTGCGCGCACGGTCCGGACCGGTAAAGTAAAGTTTCGGTTTCAACTGAATGGGGGTGAAGCATGATAGCTCTGACCCTCACCCCTGATCCTGTGCAGGATCTTCCCGGGATGATCGACCGCGCTGCGATGATGTTGGCAGGCGCCAAAACTGCGGCAGAAGTGCTGGAGGCGCGCGAAACGGCCGGGTTAGCATATGATGTGGCTAAACGAGCTGCGCGACTGCACATCGCCAAGGCTGCGCATGATGATCTGGTGGCAGCTGCACACCGAGCACAGGCCGATGCGCTGGAAATCGAAGCTGCCGCCAAGCGGCGTCTCGCTGATGAATACGACGCGGCCCAAGTGCGTGGTGAGGTTAAGCGTAACGGTGGCAACCGCAGCACTGTTGAAGACCGCAACACTGCGTCCGCGTCAGACCTCGGACTGCGCCGCGACCAGATTTATGATGCCAGACAGCTTCGCGACGCCGAGGTAAATGACCCTGGCATTGTACGCCGCACTTTGGATGATCGCCTTGCGCGAGGCGAGGAACCCACTCGGTCGGCTTTGCGCAAAATGGTTGTCGATGCTGCCATGCGCGGGATGCGACCGCAGCGTCGCCCCAATCGGCGCAATCCGCTCTATGTGGCACCCACGCGTGAACAGGCCGCGTGGCGGCATGTCACAGGGATATTCCGCGCCTTTGCCGAATGGGCCACCGACGAGAACCTTGCCCTTGCACGCAAGGGCATGCGGGAGGCGAGGAACACCCCATTTCACGCCCTCGACGCCAAGGCCATCGCCCAAGGGTCTGCAGCTTTCACAACAATCAAGGAGTGGTCTGATGCTTGATAGTCAATCAGCGGCATTTGCCGAACGTGTCTGGGAGGTGGCCTCCCAGCTTGGAAACAACGCCCCGAAAATCGCCGATGACATGATGGAAACTGCGTTTCCACTCACCTGTACGCAGGCGCGGCAGGAAGGGGCGCTGCGGATGCTGCGCATCGGCATCATCACCGAGGTAAAACGCACCCTGCGCAACCGGAGCGACGTTCTGGGCCAGTCAGATTTCTCCGAGTTGAGCGAGAACTTTGCACCTCTTGTCCAAGACCTGCGCTCAAAATCCTACTTCGTCGAAAGTGCTGAGGAATATGTCACAATTCTTGGTCTGATCGCCGAGCCGGATCTGCTGGATGACGCACGCCGTTTTATGCGGCGCAAGGGCAAGGAATGCTTGGACGAGGCCGACCGTCTTGATGCGCTCTACGTGGCGGTGACCTGTAATGGTGCTGATGCCTCTGTTGCACGGCTGGAGGTGCTGTCATGACCAGCGCGCTCCCCATCATCACTGCAGATCAGCGCTTGTCGGAACCCCGTGGCATCAAGGGCTGCATCTTTGGCAAATCTGGCATCGGCAAGACCAGCCTGCTGTGGTCGCTAAATGCCACCACGACCCTGTTCATGGATCTCGAGGCTGGCGATCTCGCCATCGAGGGCTGGCAGGGCGACACGATCCGGCCGCGCACATGGATGGATTGCCGCGATTTCGCAGTGTTCATCGGTGGCCCGAACCCCAGCTTGCGCGACGATCAGGCATACAGCCCGGCGCATCATGCCGCGGTTTGCCAGAAGTTCGGCGATCCCGTGGCCATCGACCGTTACGAGACGCTGTTCGTGGACTCGATCACCGTTGCCGGGCGGCTGTGCTTTCAATGGTGCAAGGGCCAGCCTGAGGCGTTCTCGGAAAAAACCGGTAAGCCGGATGTCCGGGGGGCTTACGGGTTGCATGGCCGCGAAATGATCGCTTGGCTTACGCATCTGCAGCACACCCGCGGCAAGAACATCTGGTTCGTTGGCATCCTCGACGAGAAGCTCGATGACTTCAATCGCAAGGTGTTCTCGCCCCAGATTGATGGCGCCAAGACCGGGTTGGAGCTGCCCGGGATCGTCGATCAGGTGATCACCATGGCGGAGATTGCCGGTGTTGATGGGCAGCCTGCGCGCGCTTTCGTTTGCCAAACGCTGAACCCCTTCGGCTTTCCGGCCAAGGACCGCTCCGGGCGGCTCGACATGATCGAGGTGCCCCATCTCGGCCAGCTGATGACCAAGATCCACGGCCCGGTGCGTCCTGCGGCCGCGCGCCTGACCTATGCCGCCACTGTGCAGGATCCGCCTGCCGAGGCTGCTTCAAACCCCTCCCACGTCAATTGAAAGGACAAATCCGATGACCGGACTCTGGAACGATTTTAACTCTGCGCAATCAAGCAGCAACGTGATCCCCAAGGGCACGCTTGCCAAGGTGCGCCTGACCATCCGCCCCGGCGGTTTTGACGACCCGAGCCAGGGCTGGACCGGCGGTTATGCCAAGCGCGGCGCCACCGGCGCTGTCTATCTCGACGCCGAATATACCGTGGTCGAAGGGCCCTACGCCAAACGCAAGATCTGGTCACTGATCGGGCTTTACAGCCCGAAGGGCCCGGATTGGGGCAATGCCGGGCGCGGCTTGGTCAAGGGCATCCTGAACTCGGCGCGCGGGCTCGATGACAAGGACAACTCGGCGCAAGCACAGGCCCGCCGCCGGATCAGCGGCTTTGCGGAGTTGGACGGGATCGAATTCATCGCCCGGATGGATATTGGTTCTGACACAAATGGC